AATACCGTGGACAGGATGGTGCATTGACCTACAAGAAGACTCCACGCAATGCTCAGACCAAACTACGCAATGTGTTTGAATACACCATTGGCGGTGGCCACACCACCAAGAACAAACAGCTGAGTCAGCATCCTGCACTCATGCCAGAACAGCTGGCTCTAGACCAACTGAGTACCTGGGCTGACAGTTCCAGCAGAATATACGATCCTTTTGCAGGTGCTGGCACCACAATGTGGGCAGCTCAACAACTGGGCTTTGACAGTGTAGGAACAGAAATAGATTCCGAATACTGTGCATTGATACATCACAGGATGACTCATGCTTGATCCTAGTGTACTCATGCGGCGTGCCCTGCGTTGGGTCTTGGACAGTCATAGTATCCCGCCTGAAGCCTGGACCACACTAGACCAGCACCAACAGCTCCTGCTGCAGGACCTGGTGATTGGTGTGAGTGATGACATGGCCTACAACCAGCTCAAATACTTTAGACCCTTTGAACATCAGGTCAGCTTCTTCAATATACACAGCAGTCGCAGAGGTATTCTAGCTGCCAACAGGATTGGTAAGACTGTATCAACCTGCTATGAAACTGCCATGCATCTCACAGGACAGTATCCTGACTGGTGGACCGGCCATAGATTCCGCAAACCCATCACTGTGATGGTGGCCGGTGAAGGCTGGAGCCAGGTGGCCCTGGTGCTGCAACAAGAACTGTTGGGCACACCAGATGTCAAGTTGCAGGACCAATTGGGCACAGGAGCCATACCCCGAAGTGCCATTGTGCAGGAAACCATGCGTGGCGATGGTGCCAATGCTATTGGTGTGGAAGTGCGGCATGTGTCAGGCGGTAAATCATATCTGTTGTTTGCCAACTACACACAAGAAGTGCGACAGTTACAGGGTTTCAAACTGGATCTTGCTGTGTTTGATGAGCAACCACCTGATGACTTCTTCTCAGAAATAGTCACAAGAACTGCCACCACACAGGGCATGATCATGTGCAGCTTTACACCACTCAAAGGACTAAATGGCTTGGTATCAAAATTCTGGAATCGAGAAGCGGGATATGATTATGTTCGTGTTGCTTGGGACGATGTTCCTGAGTATGATCTATGGGGCGAACCATTCCTACTTGCTCACACACGCGAACAGCTATCGCGAGACTATTTGCCACACGAGCGTGAAGCCCGTATGCAAGGCAAGCCCGTCATGGGCAAAGGGGCTGTGTTTCAGATACGCACCTGGCCCACATACAAGACAGGCGATGTTCCGTTTCAAGAGATGCGAAATATACAGCGTGTGATAGCACTGGACCTGGGCCTGGTCAATGACAAAACAGTGATCAGTCTCATGTACTGGGAACCATATGAACGCACAGCCTGGCTGCACAAACAGATTGTGGTGCAGGGCATAGAAGAAGCTGTGCCCACACAGTATATCAATCATCTCCTACGACCCGAAGTGTATGGCACACCCATTGTGCTGCCTGCGGATGCCAACACAGCTGGCCGCTACACCATGAGCTCCAGCAGCATTAGAGAACTGTTTGAACAGTATGAACTCAATGTGTATCAATCAGCCATAATGAATCCACCAGATGCACAAGGGCGTGTGACCAATCACAAGAGCTATGGCATCAACCAGATGCGACAGATGCTGGAAGTGGGCAGCCTACAGGTCAATGAGAACTGTGTGGACTTCCTGCGTGAGGCTTCCAACTACTATGTAGATAGCCAAGGACGATTCTCGGACCCAGATGACTGCATTGACTCAGCCCGTTATGCACTCCTGGCCTGCCTGCAAGGCATCTGCGAACCCTGGGACAACCTCAGCCCACAAGAACGCATGCGACAACAACGAGCCAGCATGCTGAAACCAAAAGACGACAGCCACAAGCCAGCCTGGAAGAAAAGTTTCAATCCTGCAGGATAACAATTCGTATAAATACTTGCATGGAGGACACAATGAACACATTACTCAATTCACTGCTGGGTCAGAATGCAGAATTTCCTGGCAGCGCACATCAACAGTCAGCAGCGCAGTATTCAGGACCTGGACTATTGTCAGGACAGTTACATCCAGGACAATACTCACAAGCACAACAAAACGCAATCTGGAACAATCAGACACAGGCCTACATGCAACAGACTTTTGCTCGACTACAACACCGTTTTCAGATTGATGGTGTGAGCATGGACCTAAAACAGTTTGTGGAAACCCTGTGTCCAGATCCAGAAGATCCTTGGCGCAGTCATCTGCTGTTGAAATATGCAGGAAGAGATGCATGAGCAAGGGCAGTAATTCAAGACCAATTCAGATTCCAAGAGAGCAGTTCAAAAGCAACTGGGAAAAGACTTTTGGTCAAAAGCAACCAAGACCTGAACACCAACCAGAACCCAAGAAATGAACATACAAGAACTACAAAACCTAACACTGGCACACCGAGCACAACTGCTGGGACCATTGTATACACAGCTTGCGGGCCTGGTCACAACAGGTCCATTCACCGGCCTGCAGCTCACGCCCGAAGTGTGCTGGGGCGATGGCGACACAGCAGCCAAGCTCTTGGGCGTGTATGAACAAGAACTACAAGAATACATCAAGCGTGTGTTTATTGAACCCTGCGATCTTGTGATCAATGTGGGTTCAGCAGAAGGCTACTATGCTGTGGGCATGGCTCGCAGAATGACCTGTAGAACCATTGCTGTGGACACAGATTCAAGAGCAAGAACAATCACAGCAGCCACTGCCGCAGCCAATGGTGTCACCGTAGAAACACTGGACAGCATCACCCCCGCTAGTTTACAAGACCTACTGACCACAGCTCGCAGGCCCTTTGTGATCATGGACTGTGAAGGTGCAGAACGCGAGCTGTTGGATCCAGCACAGACACCTGCACTCACACACACTAGAATCCTGGTGGAATCGCATGAATGCTTTGTGCCTGGTATCACACAGTTGCTACAGGATCGATTTGCTGAGACACACCGGTGCCGTGTGATACGCAGCGGTGGCCGAAATCCAGGCCATCACCGGGTGCTGGACCAATACTGGGATCTAGAAAAATGGATCTTGATCAACGAATGTAGACCCCAGGCAGGCGAATGGATATGGATGGAACCCAAATGAAAAACTATGTGGTATGGACCAATTGTTCAGTAACTGAAGTGCTGGGAGATCATGGTATTGAACCAGCAGGCGCACCTGGAGTGCGTGAAAGCTATGATGCCATGTTTCAAGCCAGTCTAGCCAGTGTGCAACAGAACCTGCGTGGTTCCTGGACTGGCATTGTGATAGATGCAGAACAGCCCACTAGACTGGCCATGTTCAAGAACAACTACACACAGATCCGTGACTTGTGGCATAGTGAACCCTGCAACATCTTGTTTGTGGATAGTGACACAGTGATGGTCAAGCCTGTGGAGATATTTGGACGCTGGCCAGAATTCCGCTTGTTCAACTGGACCACACCACCCCGACACAGTGAGTTTCCCAACTACTTCAATTGTGCTGTGCGATACTATCCTGCACACATGAGTCCAGAAGTATGGGCCACGGGCGATCGCGAATTTGAGGCCTGGGACAACAGTATCTATGATCATGAACAGCTGATGTTCAATCACATGTTTTGGTCACAAGGACTCAGCTGGGAAGATGCACACCATCCCGAACTCAACTGGCAAGCTGAGTCAGGTATAACTCTGCCCGAACTGGCTGAACATGCACAATTCAACAACCTGCCCTTGGGACAAGCCAGAATCATACACTATCACGGCACACGCAGTCACAACCGTGGTGCGTTTCTTGCTGACATGCTGCCCAGAGCAGCAGGTATCCCTGTGCCCAATGCAGCCCAATCTTGAGCCTGCCACACATCTTGTGAGTGCTGCGGATGGCGCCACAGCCTTGTGTAGACCATGCACCCAGCTGTTTACCAGACTCATGAGCCTGTTGAACTCAGACAACGAAGTGTATGAACTGCAGGATCCAGACGAACCTATTGTGTGCCAGCTGTGCTATCTTGACTGGTCACTTGAACCTCAACAACCAACAAAACACTAACATGAACTATCAGATCCTACAGGGCGACAACCGAGACACCCTAAAAACTATCCCGGACAACAGCATAGACGCCATAGTCACAGACCCACCTTACGGTATAGACTTCCTGGGCAAAGACTGGGACGCCAACACAGGTGCGTTAGAAACATATCAAGAGTGCTTGCGTGTGCTCAAGCCAGGTGGACACATTGTTGCGTTCAGTGCCGCACGAACTTACCATCATCTTGCTATCACGCTAGAACAAGCAGGATTTGAGATCCGTGATCAGATCATGTGGATCTACAGTTCTGGCTTTCCTAAATCACAGGACATTGGCAAGTCAATTGAACGAACTGAAGGCAAACGAAGTAAAAAGAAAAAAGACATTACAGATATTCGTCCAGAATACAGTCAAGGTTGTAAAAGTTATTGCAATGTATGCAACTATGCCATTGATGGCAAAGTCAACAAAGTGTGTAAAAAAGAAGATTGCCCTTTTGCTGAAAGCAATAGGCCCGCTGACAATGAGTGGTCAGGTTGGGGCACACAACTCAAGCCAGCGCACGAACCCATTGCCCTGGCCCGCAAGCCTATGAAAGGCAGCATAGCCAAAAACTGCCAGCAGTGGGGTGTGGGTGCCCTCAACATTGATGCTACTCGTGTGCCTTATGATGATCCAGCAGAAGCAGAAGCAGATGCTGCCTGGCGTGCCAAATGGTCCAAACACAATGTGGCAGGACCGGTGTTCCAGGATCAAGACATTGCGGAAGTGCGAAAGCAACAAGGCAAGTCAGATTTAGAAAAACTACAGTCAATGCGGGTGCCAGCACGGGTTGTATTAGATCAAGCCAATAGTGAAGTGTTAGGCAAGGATGAACACGAAGATAGAGGTAATTGGGAGCCCAGTCAGATAGGCCGTTTTCCCAGCAATGTTATAGGTGAGATTGCAGACTACCAAAAGTATTTCTACTGTCCCAAGGTCAGCCGCAAGGAAAGACATGTGGGGTTTGACACAGCCAATATTCCGCAGATAGGTAGCACCCATCCTGATGATGTTAAAAAACATCCATTATGGGATCCAAGCATTGGTGGTGATGCCGCAAGACTCAAAAAGAAAATAGATGATGCAGGGCAATACAAAGGCAACAATCACCCAACCGTAAAGCCCATTGAACTCATGAAGTATTTGATCAAACTCATCACTCCCCCTGGTGGCACAGTGCTGGATCCATTCAATGGATCTGGATCAACAGGCTGTGCGGCAGTGGAACTGGGTCATCCTTATATTGGCTGCGAACTAGATTCCAAGTATGTTGACATAGCAAACACACGCATTGAGGCCTGGGCGGCGGCCTGCAACCCCACCCAATTCCACCAGCTGTTTAGCACGGAATAACCCAATCCGCTAAATAACATATCTAATAGGAACAAGCCCAAATGCTCGATATAAAAAATATCCCAGTCTCTGACATCAACACCAACAAGGCCATCAACAGCCGCTTTGTTCGCATGAAGAACCTGATGGATGTGAAAATGGCCAGCTATCTGCGTTACCTGGGCACCAAGAATGCTGTGAACCGTGCCACTGACTATCACTATCTGTGCCTGGCAGTGACAGAATCCACAGCACCAGTAAACGGCATAGATTATATTCACCCCAGTGTCAAACCCGCAGTGGACTATGCCACAGCAGTGATTGCCAAGGGCCTGGCTCCCAATGGTGAAGTGAACTTTGAGTTTGTGGCCGACGGTGAGGACGATGAAGCCGCTGCTAGACAGGCCACAGGCATGGTATCGCATGTGATCAACGAAATGAATGACCCACACTTTATCCTAGAACGCTGGGCCATGGATGCAAACATGCACAAAAATGGCATGATGATGATCATGCCAGTGCGTGAACCCATCACACGCTATGTAGAAACGGCAGGCACCCTGGATCAGTTGCGAGCCTTTGAACAACAGGCACAGGATTCCGGACTCACTGCCACACGCCAAACACGCCGCAAGACCGGTGTTGAAATGGAAAAGGTCTTTGCTGAAGTGCAGCAGCTGATGGGTGAGAACTATGAACAAGTGGCACAGGACCGTGTGGACCAGACCATATCCAGCATGATAGATCTGGAGACCAGCACACCCGAAGACATGGCAGCAGAACAAGTGGAAGATCAGAAAGACATCCTGGACGAAGCCATTGCCAGAAACACCATATACACAGCCAAATACAAGCTCACAGGCTACACGCTCAACATCAAGTTTCATCCTATTGCACAGCACTTCTGGATCTGTGATCCCACTGTGCCACAAATGCGTGACATGCCATTCTGTGGCTACTACGATCCCATGACCATTCAGGAAGCTGTGGAGCTGTATCCAGGCATTGACCTGCATCAGTTTGAACGCTTTGCCGAATACAACATGAATGGTGCCTATCAAGCAGGATCAGTGCTGAACAACTTGGCCATCCATGCTAGAGATAGTGTGCCTATCATGGGTATCCCTGTGGATTCAGCAGCATCAGCAGATCCAGACAGCCGCCAAGTATCAATTGTCACAGTGTGGAACAAGTTTGACATTGACGGCGACGGCGAACTGGAGCTGGTTGAACTGATTTATTCTGGCTCATACATCATAAGTGCCAGAGAAGTGGAGTTTATCCCTGTGGCCAACATGTGCCCCAAGCCATTACCTGGCAACTTCTATGGCATGAGCATTGGTGAATCAGTAATTCCCATGCAGGAATACAACACTAGTGCAGCACGAGCTGAAATACAACTGGGCTTGCTCACAGCAACACCGCGTATTGGTGTCAAACCAGACCGTGTGGACTTTGAAATGATGCAGGATGGCGAAAGTGCTATCTTTATCCTGGACTCAAAGTTTGATCCTGCCAAAGACATCTACCAAATGCCTCCACCTTCGGGCAACTTACAGTTCCTGGAAGTGGCCATGAACCGTATTCAACAAGACACCATGGCCATGGTTGGTATGACCACACCCTCTGATGTGTTCAATCCTGAAGTTATGGCACCAGGCAATTCGGGTGTCAAGCTGCAAATGGCTCTGACACCCAATCAGATTATACAAGACAACACAGTGCGCAACGCAGCCGACGGACTCAAAGAAGCCATCTGGTTGGTATGGCGAACTCTTATTCAATACGGTGATGACTACGGTGTCAAGAAGCTGGCAGCCAAGTATCACCCAGACAAACGGCCAGAATATCTGGACTACCTGGCCTGGGATGACATGAATTTCTGTGATCGCAAGCACATCCAGATTGAACTGGCTCTGGGCATGCTGAGTCAGGAGAACGCTCTGGGCCGATTACAGATCATACAGAAGTGTCAGCAGGACCTGTATGCCACAGTGGCCAGTATGGCAGCGTCAGGCACACTCACACCAGAAGTTTATGCCAAGGTCAAGAAGCCCTTTGCTGAAACCCTGTATGTGCTGGGCGTGAAAGAAAGCGACAGCTACCTGCCAAGCGACGACGAAGTGCGTGCCATGATTGAACAGGGACAACAAGCAGCCAAGACCAAAGAACCAAGCCCGGACGACAAGCAGAAGCTGAGTGTTGCTGAACTCAACACTGCCAAAACAGCACAGATTGCTGCTGAAATTGAAGGCACAGACGCTGACAGCCAGCTTAACTACATGAGCATGGCAGCAGGCAAACCGCAGGACTATGGACACTAACACTAGCAAGGAACAGTCGTGATCACAGAAGAAGCAATAGAAGCATACAACACAAGACAAACAGTAGACACCAGCAATCTTAAAAAACTCACAGCAGGCCAACGAGACGCTGTGAAAACATACGGTAGTTCAGCAGAAGCCCTGTTGAAGAACCGTGATCTGGCCATGTACATACACCACTACAAGTTTGAAATCACAGATGCCCTGGCCAACCTCACAGGACACAGCCCCGAAGACAATGCCACACGCATTGCCCTGGCCAACAACTTGAGTGGCATTGATGGCTTTGTGACCAGTCTCAAACGAGCCATCTATCACAAGAACAAAATCGTTGCAAGTGAGCAACAATCTGAGTAAATTCTTTCTCAATCACTAAATAACATTACAAAAGGTAACCTTCGGGCCCTTAACAATTTAGGAAACAACAATGACAATGATCACGCCTAATGCAACTAGCACGGCCAATGACACACCAGCAGTTCCCAGTCTGGATTCAATAGCAAGCAAAATGGCCGCAATGCGTAACCAAGTGCCTGCTACCGACGAGAACTCAACAGGAACAGTGGATGCTCAGGCAGAGACCACAAGCCCTGCAGTGCCGCAAGCACTGGAAGATGAAACCGATGGTTATCAGGATTCAGACGCAGTCAATGATGATGGAACCGCCCAGCAAGATGCTGTAAGCGCCCCGGACTCAGCCAGCGAAGAACTCATAGACTTTATTGAATTTGCAGAAACGAACCCGAACGCCAAGTTCAAGTTCATGCGCAATGGCAAAGAAGTTGTGATCGACGCAGGCAAGGCAGCCAGCATTCTGGGACAAGGAGGTGCCATACATGAAGAAGCACGCCAGTTAAAAGTGGAGCGCAGTGAGTTCGACGAATATGTTCGGGACACACGGGCACGCCAAGAAGGTTTGACATTAGCCATGGAGTTTACGGTACAGCCGCAACTGCAAAAGGCCTATGATGAGATTGTGAAAACACAAGGTTACCAAACTGTGTTCCAGCAACAACTTGCCGGTATGCAAGACCCAGGACAACGAGCCCGGATTGAAGCATCAATGAGACAGAATGAGCAATACATTCACAGTCAGCAGGGCGTTATTGGACAGTTGAAACCAGCTGTGGATGAATTTCGAAACATACGCCGCCAGCAAGTTACGGAAGTGCTTGAGAACAATCGCAAGGCATTTCAAGACAAGGATTTGAAAAATGAATTTGTCTACAATGAACTTCGCGAGAAAGTTATCAAGCTGTGGCCGCAAGCCCGAGCAGAAATCATTCCAGGTGTACCCAATATTGACCTTATATCGTCAGATGAGAATCTGTTGAGTCTGGTGCGAGACGGCCTAAAATACCGCAACGCAAGCAAACCCCGATCAGCAGGTGCCAGCATTGCACAATTAACACAGCGTAGAGGTAATACCCAAAGCACCAGAAATGCAGACGGTGACATCGCAAAACTTCGAGAACAAGCCAAGACCGGTGATAAAAAAGCCGGTGACAATCTCTTGATGCAGAGACTGAGTCAAATCAGATCAACATCAAGAGGTGGTAGATAAAATAGCCAACTATTAAATATTCAAGGAGAATAAAATGGCAGAAATTACAACCAGTCAAATTGGTAACGGTACCACAGCATACGGCGCGGACATCGTTGTCAAAGACCTAGACCTAGATGTGAGCAACCGCATCAAAGACGACACACCTGTGCTGAACATGTGTATGAGCAAGAAACGCAAGGTCAATTCGACTCTGCCATTGTGGACTGACGACATCTATCGTCTTCCTTCAGCTCAAGCTGTGCAAGAAGGCGCCGCAGTATCCACTGCCAATGCCGAAAGCAACAGCCGTTTCAACCTGGCCAACTACACACAGATCTTCCAGACCACAATTGCTGCGTCTGGCACAGCTCGTGCTGTTATGCAGTCCGGTGGTGATCCACAAGCCTATCAAGAAGTCAAGCAATTGATCGAATTGATGTTCGATGTGGAACAACAATTGGTTCGTGCAGATCAGATCGGCACACAATACTCTGGACAATCTGGCACAGCCATCACCAACCCTGGCACAGCCCAGACAGGTGGTCGTCGTATGGGTAGTTTGAACAGTTTCGCAGGTACACACAGTTTCAACCCAAGTGGTAGTGCTGCTGCAAACATCACCACAAACACCAACAACGCTAGCAGCGACAGTTCCAGTGCCAATGTGGGTAACTTGAACATCCAGAGCAATGGTACACAGTTCTACACAGGAACATTTACCAACCAGGTGTTCCAGCCTGTGATCTACAAGCAATTGGTTACCACTGC